TAACGCACTGAAACCTTGATTCGCTAAACTTACATCTGATACCTGAGCCATAATAAATCTATATCCTTTCTCTATTAACTTTGCAACCCGAAACCTTTAGCAATATAATCAAAAGTTCTATCGACAGCCGCACCGCTTGAATTTACAAAAGCTATACTGAAACCATTAACAGTTTTTGAACTAATTGTAAATGTATCTCCAGTGGCCATATTTTGAGCCGCTATACCTAAAGCTGGCACTTCAAAAAATGGATTTGTAAATGCAACTGTTTTAGAACCAGACGAGGTTGCTAAGTTACTTTCAGCAAAAGTTCTTTCTTCAATGTTTAATTTAATAGCGATAGATTTTACATTACTTGAGGTTTGGTCATCATCGTTAGTAAGTTTCAATCTAAACTTTGCAAACTTGAATTTAAAAGTTGCTGATTGGGTTATGTCTCCAAAAGATGTGCAATCTGCGAGTGATGTAGTTGATGTTGCTATTTGTACTCTGTGAAAAGCGTGTAATTGTTCTGTGCCATCAAAGGGTGCTTTGGCACTGTCAAAAAATAATGCACCACGACCCGAATCAAACAAATCATAAGGGTTTTCTGCATCAAGAGTAATACTAGGCACTACATCGCCATCATATATTTGTGATAGTGATATTGAGTTTACAAAATTATAAAAACCTTTTGCGTCCCTGTTTGTATCATTAAAATTAGGATTTGAGGTTGTATCTGTGCCGCCTAGTTCAAAGTCTCCAGTTGGGCTGTCAAAATTTCCAACAGTATCGTCAAAATTCGTTACTGTATCTAATGTTATAATTGTGTCGCCAGATGGGTCTATTTTAACTGCTAATGGTAAAGTCCCGTCCATTTGATCTGCCCCAGTAAATATATCTGGTG